CCACCACTGGTGCCGTTGCTGCTGGTAAAGCGAAGAAAGGCAAGAGAATGTCTGCATACAATCGCAAGTACAAAGCGGCCTTCAAGAGAGCTGCAAAGAAGTACAAGAAGAAGAACGGCCAATGGATCAAGGACGGTTTCAAGAAAGCAGTCAAAGCCGCACACAAAGAGGCTGGTGGCAAGAAGTGAGAACTCATACACTACGCGGTCGAATCGAAGAGGGCGTTGTTAAGCAACTGATCGTCAACGACGGACGGCTCACTCATGGTCTTCGTGTTACCAAGTTCATTGTAGCACCAGAGATGACAACTTCATCCCAAGGTTGCAATGCAGTGCTTGGTCTTGATGACAAGGTCACTGCATCATGGGACTGGGAGAATGGAAATCAAATAGCCTGGGCGAGCAGTGCCATGGGTGGTTCGTCATCGATGGAGAACCCAGGGTTTCAACTTGTAGATCCTGACCATATTGTAATTCGAGATTTGTTCATACGGGCAACAATTACCGGTAGCACCCCACAAGCTCTAAACTATTACATTGAACTGGAAGCAGTCAACATTAGTGAGTTCGAGGCCATTGTCCAACTAACAAAGGAGACCAGTCAATCATGAGCGAAGAGAAACCAATTGAAGAATCGAAACCAAGCAGGCAACAAAGGTTTGCTCAATGGCTTATGGATCGTGAAGAAGCTCGAGAGGAGAAAGAATCCTCCCTCGAATCCCTGGTCAAATTAAATGTCCTGGTTTCTTTTCTTACTCTCGGGCTCGTCGGTGGCTTTGAAACTGTACAACTTGCTATCACAATGATACCTTACTTGGGCTGATCGCAGCCAAAGCAAGTGTCAATCCATTGGAAGTTGACATTGCACACCTTCACCTCGAAGGTATCGAAGTGCGCTGGTACTCTCGTCGCATGACGACAGTAGTATTCCTGGTCACAATTGTTGCATTTCAAGCACATTAGAAACACTCCCGGCAGTTCAAATCAATCTGGTCTTCTTTGCAGGTGCATTTATCCTCATACCGATAGTAGCACCATTCACATTCATACACTTGAACATCATGTTCCCAAACACATTCGCATTCATTGGACATCATTGATTCCCCACAAAGTATTCTAAAACCTCTGCGATCCGTTCGAGAGCTTTCATTTGTCTGCAGCTTGGACAGATTCCTTCACCAAACCTAGCGTCTTTGAATGTTCTAAAGCATTCGTCGCACTGTTTGTCTTCTGTAAAGATTGGCAAACTCATTCTTCATCACCTTCGATGCTCTTAATCCGTCGTCGCATGGCAACAAGACGAGCACAACCGTGTTCACCGATCGTAGAAACGGCGGCATCGATGACCTGCGACATCTTGTAACCACCCTTTTTCATCCTCTGAAGTATTTTATTCGTCTCATCGCTCACCGTTATGCTGTACTGGTTCCCCATAAACAAACCCAAGCAGTTCCCAATAATAATGTTATTGCAATCTCAAGAAAAAAAAGGGGGTAGGCAGAATAATAGTATATGGCTTGACATAGGGGTGGGTGTGGCAGGGGTGAGTATCTACACTCGTTGTCACCGGTAGAGAAGATTAAGTGCTGCATGGGGGGTGAGTAAGTTGTCCGGGGGAGCCGGTCAGTATATTCATGCACTGAGAAAACCCCTGGGCACCTAAAAAAACGAGATGAACACTATGGCAAAATCAGACAGCTTCTTTATCAGAGCAAAAGTTGACGCAAACGGAACGAACTTTAACCAAACATCCATTGATCTTGGAACTTATGTTGATGCACTCGGCAAGAGTGTGTTGAGAATCCACGGCGTGTCTGTTCAATATGGCGGTCCAGGAGCAATCCCTACTGCAGGTAACAACGCAAACGGAATGACAGCATACCAACTTACCACACAATCGCAAACTGCAATGGTTGACGCCACTGACCGTTCCTTGATTTCAAGTGGGCGCTTGGTTGTTGGTACTGCAGCTGCAGGTAACACCTCAGTAAGTGACATGGCCGATCTCTCTCCAGAAATGTTCCGCAATGGCTACCTTGTTGCAGTTGAACAAATCTACCTTGGTACTGATGCATTCACTACCGCGGTCGTTGACCTGGTGTCTGTTGTGCTCGAATGCACTGTTGAGACCCTTTCCCAATCAGCAGCAATGGCACTTGCCCTTTCCCAACAGTGAGGCGATCTACTTGCCCACCACTGAAGAACTTCGTATGGCGCTCAAACTGAGAGAGTTGGCTGATTCGCTACTCAAACCAGTTGCCGAAATCACTGGCTTACCTCCTGAAGTCGTGTCCGGGTTTGTCGAGGGTACCACCACTGGTGCCGTTGCTGCTGGTAAAGCGAAGAAAGGCAAGAGAATGTCTGCATACAATCGCAAGTACAAAGCGGCCTTCAAGAGAGCTGCAAAGAAGTACAAGAAGAAGAACGGCCAATGGAT